GGGCTGAATACCGTTATAAACCTAGTGAAATTACTGGTCTTTTTAAATCTACTGCTGCTGGAACTATTGATGCTTGGCACTTTTCTCAAAAATTCACTTCCTTGCCTACTTTAGCTCCTTCATTTATTCAAGAATCTCCCCCATTTGATAGGATAACTGCTGTAGGTGCTGCAGCTGATGGCCAACAATTCTTACTGGATGCGTTTTTTAATGTTCGTATGGCCAGACCGTTACCTATGTATAGTGTTCCTGGACTAATCGACCATTTTTAATCATTGTCACAAATGTAATATGACAATTGTCACAATTCTAAACACTGTCACAAATGTAATATGACAATTGACATAAAATTCCTTCTTTCATGCCGAACAATACTCGGCTTGAAGAACTTATATCGTGAATGCTGGGAACTAAACTTTAAAGATATGGTGGCTTAATATGGGTTTACTCGACTCTCTTACTAGCGGTATTGGTGGTATAGCATCTTCTGTTCTTGGTGGTGCTTTGGGAGCATTAGGACAACAATCTGCTAATCAATCTAATTGGGATATTGCTCAATCAAATAATGCTTTTAATGAACAAATGGCTTCTACTCAATATCAAAGAGCTGTTACTGATATGAAGGCTGCGGGGTTATCGCCTATGTTGGCGTATTCTCAAGGGGGTAATGCTGCCCCTTCTGCTTCTCCAGTTGCTCCTATTCAATCTGCTATAGGTGCTGGAATACAAGGTGCTAATACTGCTTATTCTAATTATTTAGATACTCTTAAAACAAATGCTGATGTTAGTCTCAAGGGTGCTCAAACACAACATGAATATCAAAAAATTCCTCTTACTCAGGCTTCTACTGCTCAAACTAATGCTCAAACAAAATATACTGGAGCTCAACAAGCCTATACTGAGTCTACTACCCTTAAAACTAATCAAGAAACTACAAACTTAAAACAAGCTAATACGCTTGTTGGTGCTCAAATTGCTAATACTCTTGCTTCTACTTTAAATATTAAAGCGAATACTGCTAATACCCTTGCTCAAACTATTCTTACTGGTAAATTAACTACTAAAGCCATTGCTGATGCTGGACTTGCTACGGCCGCTGCTGATACTCAAAGGGCTAACGCTGCTTTAATTAAAATGAACGAAAAAATTCGTGAATATCAATCATTCGCAGAAAACAATGATGCTGAAAAAGCTAAAACATGGTGGGGAAAGAATGTTTCCCCTTATCTCCAAGATTTTCTTGGAACTGCAAAAATTGGTGCTACTATCTCTAATGCAATGCCTAAATAAAGGAACAAAATGAAAATTTTTATTAGAACCCCTTATAACTATGATACAAATTTAGCCAGTGATGAAACTGGACTAAATTGTCTAGAGCCTACAATGGCTCAACAACAATTCAAAGATGAATGTGACATTAATCATATTCTCAAAACTTTCGGCATTACTGGCGAAATCCCTCAAACCGATTTAAAGCCCCTTTATGGCGACTTTACAGGTTCTCTGGACTATCACCATGCCCAGAACCAATTAATCGCCTCACAACAGGCTTTTATGGCCTTGGATGCGAAAACTAGAGCATATTTCGATAACTCAATCGCAAATCTAATGGATTTTATGGAAAATCCAAATAATCGCGAAAAAGCGATAGAACTTGGGCTCGTAAATGCCCCACCCAGTCCTCTGAAAGAGGACGCACAGTTACCTACTTGATGTAACTGTGCTGACTGACACCAAAACACTCTAATCAACCACTAAAAAAAAGGTCTTAAAATGCGTCCATTAACCCGTTCAGGAGCAAATAAAAAGGTTCATGCTAAAAAGTTTAAGAAATCATCTAAACGAACTAAGGCGGCTAATATGCAAACCGCTCCTCAGCGTGGTGGATGGAGACTTTGATTGCCATGCTTTCACCCTCTGGAAGCCTACCGTGTGTATGGTGAAAAGAAACTCGTCTTTAGAGAAAAAAGGGGAGTGGACACGACCGAAAGACTGTCTTTACCTTGTGGTCAATGTGTTGGGTGTCGGCTTGAGCGATCTCGCCAGTGGGCTATGCGTTGTTTACATGAGGCCTCACTTTATGAAAACAACTGTTTTATTACATTAACTTACGATGATGAACACTTACCTGATAATGAATCCTTAGATTATGAAGATTTTCAGTTATTCATGAAACGTCTAAGAAAAAATCATAAAGGAATTCAATGTGTTCCAACTTCTACAAATCCCTACCCTATTCGCTTTTATATGTGCGGGGAATACGGTGAACAATTTGGTAGACCTCATTTCCATGCCTTGTTATTCAACTTCGATTTTCGAGATAAATACTATTGGGGAAGAACCGCTTCTAAGTCTAAAATTTATAGAAGCCCAGACCTTGAAAAGTTATGGCCTTTTGGTCATTCGTCTATAGGATCAGTTAACTTTGAATCTTCGGCTTATGTTGCTCGATATATTATGAAAAAAGTAAATGGTCAACTTGCTGATGCTCATTACGAAACAGTGAACCCTGTCACTGGAGAGATTTATACAAAAACTCCTGAATTCAATAAAATGTCCAGGGGCGGTGGTATTGGGATAAATTGGTATGAAAAATACAAAACTGATGTATACCCGCATGATTATGTTATAGTCAACGGAAAGAAGTGTAAACCGCCTCGTTATTATGATACAAAATACAAATTATCCAACCCCTATGAGTTTGATGAACTGCAATTCAAAAGATTGCAAGAAGCCAGACTTCGATTCCTCGATAACACCGAGGAAAGACTTCAAGTTAAGGAGAAAGTCCTTAATGCTAAACTCAATCAACTTCCTAGGAAACTAAAATGAAACAAGAAATTTTTGCTGTATTCGATAGAGCTGCTCAATGTTTTGGCCGCCCTTTATTTACTAATTCTGTTGGTCAGACTATTAGGTCTTTTATTGATGAAATTAACCGTGAGGATAAAGAATCAAATATGTGGAAACACCCTGATGATTTCGATTTATATCATTTAGGATATTTTGATGATGTCAAAGGAAAATTTTATGAAGAAGAACCCAAATGCACTACTATGGGTAAAGACGTTAAAATTCGTTAATTAACACTTAAACAAGGTAACTATCATGCACCGTAATCAATCTGTTGATGTTCATCAATTTGCTATGGTTCCAAAAGCGGAGATACCACGCTCTTCCTTTGATGTTCAATACACACATAAGACTACATTTGATGGTGGTTACCTTATTCCGATATATGTAGATGAAGTATTGCCTGGGGATGTCTTTAATTTATCAATGACTGCTTTTGCCCGTATGGCTACTCCATTGTTTCCAGTAATGGATAACTCTTACCTAGATTCTTTTTTCTTTTTTGTTCCTAATCGTTTGCTTTGGTCAAATTGGAAAAAGTTTATGGGAGAACAAACTAATCCAAATGATTCTACTTCTTATATTATCCCTACTACAGTTAGCCCTGTTGGTGGTTATCCTGTTGGTTCGTTGCAAGACCATATGGGTTTGCCAACCGTTGGACAAGTCGGTTCTGGTAATACTATTACTCACGCTGCTCTTCATACTCGTGCTTATAACCTTATTTGGAATGAGTGGTTTAGAGATGAAAACTTACAAAACTCTGTTCTTGTAGATACTGGAGACGGTCCTGACCTTTCTATTAATTACACTTTGTTAAAACGTGGTAAAAGAAAAGACTATTTCACGGGTGCTTTACCGTGGCCTCAAAAAGGCACTTCTGTTTCATTGCCTCTCGGGACTTCTGCTCCTATAAAGTTTGGTCAAACTGTTTCTGGAACTGCTGCTGAAAAAGATAAGTTTACTGTTCTCGCTAATGGTAATTCTCTTTATTATTCTGCTACTGCTGGAACTTTAGGTTCTATTCAACCTACTGGAAATGCTTCCGACTTATATGCTGATTTATCTTCTGCTACTGCCGCAACTATCAATCAATTAAGACAGTCCTTTCAAATTCAAAAACTCTTAGAACGTGACGCTAGAGGTGGAACTAGATATACAGAAATAGTAAGGGCACATTTTGGGGTGGTCTCTCCAGACGCCCGGCTTCAGAGGCCTGAATACATTGGTGGTGGAACTACTCAAATCAATATCAACCCTATTGCCCAAACTTCTGCTACTGGTGTTACTGGTGGTTCTAGTCCTTTAGGTAATCTTGCTGCTATGGGAACTGCTTTAGCTCAAGGCCATGGTTTTACTTATGCTGCTACTGAACATGGTGTAATCCTTGGTATGGTGATGGCTCGTGCTGATTTAACATATCAACAAGGCCTACGTAAGATGTGGTCTCGTTCTACCCGTTATGATTTTTATTTCCCCGCTTTTGCAATGCTTGGTGAACAAGCAATTCTCAATCAAGAAATTTATGCTACTGGAAACCTTGCTCAAGATACAGCAGTATTTGGCTATCAAGAAAGGTGGGCTGAATACCGTTATAAACCTAGTGAAATTACTGGTCTTTTTAAATCTACTGCTGCTGGAACTATTGATGCTTGGCACTTTGCTCAAAAATTCACTTCCTTGCCTACTTTAGCTCCTTCATTTATTCAAGAATC